TCATACACTATTGGCTACACTAGCAAACAGATCGACGCTCAGACGAGCTAATCATCACCCTCCTTTTTTTTGTGTGTCTGCACACCATACTGTACATTATCTGAAAGAATTTGGTTGTCGATAACTACTACTTCTTTAATTCTCTTACTCTCTGTTTAAAATGTCCCAAGGTCATCTTTTCAATGTCTGGTAAGGCTTCTGCCACGCACACTATTATGACATCTCTTAAGTCGGTCTCTGCCAAATTGCGTTTCAATTCCTCTTGTTGAAACTGTTGTGCAACCGCTTTCACTCTGTCGCGCAAGTGTTTTGGCCAATACAAAACATCACGGATCATCGGCATTTGTAGTTCACAACATTTACGCTTTCTTTTGCTCAAGCGTGCTTATTCTTGCTTTCAATTCGTCTACTTTGTCGGCAAGCTGTTTGACTGCTCCTATCAGCAAGCCAGTTAGTGCCCCAGCATCAACAAAGTCGTGGGAGCCTTCTGGTTGCTGTAAAACGCCTTCGTTGTCTATATGGTCTTCTGACTCGTAGGCTTTTATCTCGTCTGGAACAGTTGACCAATCAACTTCGGGTAAACCTTTAGCATCCTTGTTTAATGGATGAGCCTTAATTCGCCTCAGCAAGCCAATGTCGTCAAGCGCATCGAAAGCGGCTAGACTCTTGTAACGGACGTTATATGCGTAAAGTGAGTTCCAATAGTATGTGCTTGTGCCAAGATAACTGTAATTGGCCGTTGTTGGTCTAAGTGTGCTATGCACGCTTGCGACATCTGGGAAATAGTGTGTGTCACCTGAAACTCCTCTGATGCTACCTACATAAAATAATGTATTAACACGTAAATTGTAGAAGTATCTATAATTCCAATATCGTGATGATGTCCCGATTCTGCCGTAGCCCGAATACTGTGGAGCAAATGAATTATGGGCATATTCTGCTGCTGCATCTTCACACCAAAGCAATAACTCCGACGTTCCACCAGCAGCTGGAGTCTTACCTAAATATGTAGGTCTCAGATGGTCATTTAAATGGTCATGCGACGAAGGTGGAAAAGTAGAAGGCTTACTGTAAATGTCGTCCCAATGACAGAGCCTTCTGGTTACTCCGCCAACACGAATTTTTATCCAGCCATCAGTTGTATTAAACCACATATCCCCATTTATCGGCGAACCTGGGTCTGAAGCTACTTGCAGAACCAAATCTCTTTCGTGGTATGCGCCATCATGAATTGTTAAGCCTCCACCAGTAGAAGCAATTGTCACATCAACTTCTTCATCAGTTGGGTCGTCTGCAATTGTTAAGGTAACGTTTGAGCCTTCAATGAGGTTTAATCGCCGTCGCACACCAACATCTGAGCCTGAATTTTTCCGCACTTTAACTCTTGCGACGGCGTCAAGTAAGTCTGCGACGGCGAACGCATCGTCTCCACCAGCCTTATGCCTATCCTTATGCGAAGCAAAATCGCTTTGTAAAGCCATGTCTGGGTCATGATATTCGTTGCCGTGTTGACTAATTCCTCCTCCGCCTCCGCCTCCGCTTGCGACTCCATGTGCAACATCACTTGGCTTGTATTTGTCAAGTTTCTGAATTGACTTTCTAAAGCCGTAGATGAAGTCGGCTAACAGCAGAGGTTCTTTGCCTAACTCTAATTCAACCTCTAAAGTTTGTTCTCTGCCGCTTGCCTTATACTTAATTGAGATAACTCTGTAGTCGGCGTCAATGTTTTCATTTGGAATTGTGACATGAATCTTGTCACCAGCCAAAATTGGAGTTGTGCCATAGTCTATGACTTCGCTTCGCACCTTCAAAGTTTCAATTGGACCCTTAAGAAAGTCAAGCAATGCTTTGGCTCTATATTCGCATTCTGCATCGCTACGTAATTCCTCATCTGTCTCAACTTTTTCTCTCAACCCATATTGAGTTTGACTGGCAGAATTTTCTTTTACGGCGCTATAGCGAATTTTGTCAAAATGTAAGCCATCAACTCCCATTGCAACTTGTCCTAAGCCGCCAGTGCTTGTTAAACGAAATTTTATGCCCTGAATATCAGCCCAAGAAGGCGAACCTACCTTAACCCATTTTCCATTTGGGTTCGTCTGAGCATTATACGTGTTTTCTTTTCCTAACGCAATTTCTTCAAGACTCCAGGAGCCGATTAGAGCAGGCGGAAAAACAGGCCAATCTGAGCCGATAAGTTCAAAGTAGTTATTTTCATCTGGAGCTAGCAAACGGATCCAACTGTCCGCTGCGTTGAAAGTGTTATTTGAAGCGTTAAGCCACACTCTTAGCGTCTGAGGTTTTGCTACTTGTCCAAAAGTGCGTTTGAACATGACTGTTCCAGTGGTTTCGCCAGGTCTGTAGCATTTAACAAAATAGGTTCCCCATCTCGGATACCAATCGTCTAATGCCATTGTGCCATAACCAGAATCAGTGCTCCAATTGTCTAAGGTTTCTGTCCAAGCATCAATATTAGAAGGCTCGACTTTTCCTGCGAAGCCTCGGATAGTGATTTTGTTTTTTACGCGGTGAATGTTCTTTGCATATTCGCTGACTTCTAAGCACTCTGAAAGGCTAACCGAAGAGCTTTTAGAGTTTTTTGGGAAAAACTCGAATTTCCCATCTGGAGCAATTCTAAAATCAAATCCGATTACGCCTGCTTTGTCTACTGTTTCAGCGATGTATTTTAGGATGTCGAAGACTGGCGTGTCTTCATATTCTAGGTGAGTATAAGTTGTGTCCGTATCTTCAACTAACTCTACGCTATCTCGAACATGGCTAAGGGACGTGTAGTTGTCTATGAGGTATTTGACAACAACCTCTCCTTTCACGTTATCCCAAGTCTTCGTCACGAGACGCCTGAATAATTGCTCTCCATCACAACGCCCCTTAACCCGAATATAGTGCTCAGTTGCTGTGGATAATGGCTCAATTTCCTCAACTTTACCAGTCAAAATCTGAGGGATAGTGGCGCCTCTGCCTATATCAATTCGTGCGATGTCGCCGACGTTTATGGGAGCTGTCCCGCCGGGACCATATTTCTTGTCCCAATTCTGAAGTAAACATTCAAAACTGCTAACTTCACTGCTACAACCTAAATGGACACGCACATCAATGACGTCACTTTGAGGCGGCGTAACAGAACCAAAAACAACAGCAGCAGCAGGCGGGTTAACACTCATTTAGTCAATAACTCCTTGCCTCAATAACTCCGACTCCTCTTCTCCCATACGGCGTACACCACGAGAAGAAACCATGTAATACTCCTTCGAGGCTTCAGTTGCAACCCTAGTTTGCGATGCCAAAATCGACATAGCCGCAGCAGCAGCAATAATAACTCCAACGCCCAAAGTCAATAAGCCGACCTTGAACGCTAATGCCACATTAAACGCCATAGTGGCTCCTGTCGCCGTGTTAGTGGCTGTAGTCAAGCCTAACAGCGCCGCAACTTTGGCTCCAAGCGCAGTTACCGCACCAGATAATAATCCGGTATGAGTCGCCGTCGCCACATTTTGGGCAGTTTGAACTGTGGTTGTAGAAGCGATAACAGCCTTCAACGAAGTCATAACATGAATAGCAGACATTATACCACTGATGACTCGCCCAGCCTGTGAATCTAACAATCCAAAAGAATAGCCTAAATGCACAACATCCATCGCAATAGCACGAAAAGCATAGCTTGCACGGTTTTCTGCTCTAACAGCAATACTTATTTCATGAAAACTCATCGCGAAGACGCCTCCTTTATGGCTTCATCTACCGCTTGATTCAATCTATCCCAAATTCGTGGCCAACAATGCTCTAATGCTCGCTGAATAAATCTACGCGCCTGCATGAAGCGAGTGCCAAATTCTACAAAATAGGCGTAGGGAGCTGATGCACCGACTTTTAGAAGCCAGCCTTCCACTTTACTGAAGATTGTAGATTCTAAGTAGCCTGTACGACGAGGAGCAAATGTTTTAGCAGTGTTTTCCAGAATCATGCCTTGTTCCACTAACTTATCATGAATCTGCTCTTGCATGGTCAAGTCTAACCGCTCCATCCTTCGCTGTAACTCTTCTACTCCATGTACGACGCAATCAAATTCAACGGACACTTTTCTTCGCCTTCTCCATTTCCTCTTCAGCTTGATAGTCTATTTCATTCAAGATGGTGATGAAAGTCTCCACATCCTTTGCCGATTGCGCCCGTAGTTTTGTAAGTGTCCAACCAAATTCTTTGCATAGGCGAAACTCGGTGAGGCTTGGGTGTGGTTTGCCACGTTTCATCGCCCTTACGAGTTTTTTGCTTCCTCTGCAGTCAATCCACATAACCGATTGACTATTTTGCTGAACATTTCGCCCAATTCGATTGGAACGCCATTCTCTTCGCTAAGCAATTTTTCCAATGAGACAGGCTTGTTTGACGGCTGTTCTCTTAAACTAGCCCAGATAGTCTCTGCTTGGATCGCTACGTAATCGCTCATTGTAATCTGCCCAGTCAATGGATGATACTTTGTGTGCTTCTGAATTATGCGACTGCGTTTAGCCCAGGTGATATCGCTGAAAACATATCTGCCTGCATATTCCTCGCCGTATCGGTTGTCAATTTCAATTTTTTCTGTCTTCAACTGCTTTTTCTCCCTAACTTAGTGTCACGCTTTTAGCTGTGAAGGACAGTTTTTGTGACACAAGTTCTTCTACACGAGTTGCTAGACTGTTTATGCTCCATTTGCAGTTGCTGAAAACTGCTTTGTGTGTTCCGCCTAGCCCAAACTCTAATGTGAATTCTGTATCGTTCACTATTTCGTCTAGTTCTTCTTTTGTTTCAAAATCGCAGACGATTTCGCCTGATAATTCTCTTTGGCGTTCGCAAAGGTATTTTAGCAAATATCCATCAGTTGTTCTTATGACTGGAATGCGCCGCAGACTATTCCCTATAACGAATCGGTAGTCACTAACCTTGCCTAAGGTATTGACGCCCTTCTTTA